ACCATGCGGCTAAGATGCAAGCCAAGCGTGGCGAATCGCATCACAGGGCATTTGAGCGGCTTTGCCCAATGCCGCCCATGCCCGATGCATCAGATCTGGTCACGTTTAAATGAATTGACAATCTAACGACAAGGATCTGGCGCGGCGGGCGCTGGACTCCGAATAAACCAAACAGGCAACTCCCCGCCGTTGCCAGCATCCACTTGTTATGCCATCTTTTGATGTTGAATTTGAAGTATTTTGCGGAACCTGCGGTGCAGGTCTCTGCAATCAATCCGACACGCGGAAATCTCGCACACGCGGCGAGAATCAAGTGACCGTGGAAGTCTGCGAGAAATGCGTTGAAGCGGAAACTCAGCCGCTCAAAGACAGAATCTACGAACTGGAACAACTGCTGGAGGAGGCGCGTGAACTCATTCCGGCATAACAGAAAAGAGTAGATTAACGCCGTTGAAAGACTCCGCTGATAACGGAAAACTTGCATGAAAAACAACCTAAAACAGCCTCGAAATCCCCTACCAAGCCGTGCTTATCATGCCACGGATTTATCACTTGGTAGCGGGTTTCGGGGTTTTTTATTACCTAAATGAAACAATCAAGAACAAGGGTTTCAGAAGAAGATATTCATAAAATAATACATATGTATCACTCTGGATATACATTTAGAGACATTGGTAAGAATTTGAATAGACAGCACAGCACTATCACAAAACTATTAAGAAATAAAGGTATATTAAGTAATGATAAAGTGAATAAATTTAGTAGGATCAGTGATTTAAAAAGGAAGGAAATGGCAAGAAAAATATCTTGTTCAAAATTAAATAAAAACCCAATTAGAAAAAACGCGGAAACATGCATAGTTTGCCTATCTAAGATAGGGCTAGGCAAGCGAGTAGTTAGTAGGCTAATGGGTGTTAATATAGCAATGGCTTCTAATGTTTTTGTTAAATATAAATGTAATAATCACAATAGGAATTTTGTTAATTTTAAAAAGAACACAGAGAAATCATTAAAAGCAAAAATAAATAGCAAAATAGCAAGAGCGCATAAGAATAGGATTCGTGATTTTTTTAGGAGTAAAGGTTTAAAGAAAAACATCTCAGGGCGTTTGATTTTGGGGTGTGATATGGACTTTTTTAGGCATCATATAGAATCACAATTTACTACAAAAATGAATTGGCAAAACTACGGAAAATACTGGCATCTAGACCACATTATTCCCTGTGCAAAATTTGATTTAAGTAATCAAACTGAGATACTTAAATGCTTTAATTATAATAATTATAGACCTTTGAATGCTGTAATAAATATGAGAGATAAAGATAGAAAGGGTATTCATCAGCAAGAACTTTTAATGATATGAATAATTTTAAATTAAACCCACCTAATGAATATGGCATAAACATCTGGATACTAGCCAGCGCAGGACGGTGCAAAGTAGCTGGAATATCCGAAGCTGAGTGCGAGCGGATGATCTACGCTTACCAAGGTCAGACCAGGCGACCTATTAAGCGCTCAGAAGTCACTAGAGCGATTCAGAAGGCGTATAGTAGCACGTTCACACCAACTAACTACGTTAAGCCAGATAAGGTATCATGGCAGCCAAACCAGACTAGGCGTAGCACATATAAGCCACAAGGTAAGAAATACGATGCTTACCAACTATGGGAGGAATCACCTTGGATACCAGATGATGGATTAACTCAAACAATCGTTTTAAAGTCGCTATTTCCAGATTCGTCTAGGTTAATATGCGTAGGTAAATCCGCTTTTGCCTTCCATACGGCTAGGCTAAATCAGTTCAAAGACTTAACCCAATGCCAGTTCATAGTTCCATGTTACATGACCAAGAAAACAGGCATGACGCAAGACGGCAAAGAGTCGATGCATTGCTTGGATAATTGCGATGAGCGGCTTTATTGCGTAGTCGATCTAGACGAGCCTAAGTCAGCCGATCACCCATCTATCATAAAGCAATTAAAACGAGTGTTTGATTTAGTTATGGTATTAAGCAGCGGCGGAAAGTCGCTCCACGCATGGTTTAATGTCCCATCTGATGAGGAAAAGGACTTCTGGGATGTAGCAGTTCCAATGGGTGCGGATGCGGCTTTAATGCGTAACCGCTCGAGCTTCGTGCGGATACCAGGCGGAACTAGGGAGAACGGAAATAAGCAGAGCGTGCTTTATTTCGATGAATCAAAATGCGTAAAAAATAACAAAGAAACAATAAGTAATGAAGAAATTCACAGAGAGCAATAAATGGGAGGATTCATGGTTTAGGAAGCTAAAGCCTCATGAAAAAATACTATGGGTATGGTTGCTAGACAAGTGCGACCATGCTGGGATAATTGAGCCAGATATGGAGCTGGCTACCTTTCATATAGGCTATCAATACTCTAATGATAACCTAGATGTATTTAGCGATAGACTAGTTAAAATAGATTCAAACAAGTGTTTTATTCCTAAGTATATACCGTTCCAATATGGTTCGTTATCGAAAGAGTGTAAGGCTCATAATCCAGTTTTTGCTAGTTTAGAGAAACATAACATAGATGCAACTAACTTGCAATATAAAGGGTATCCAAAGGGTATTGATACCCTCCAATATAAGGATAAGGATAAAGACAAGGACAATACAAAGAACAAATCAAAAGGAACTGAACAAGAATTTGTAGAGTTTGCTAAAGAACTTGGATTAACATCTAATGACGGAGTTTATCTTTTTGCTCACTTTGAGGAATCCGACTGGAAACGAGGTAAAGACCCAGTTAAGGACTGGAAGGCAGCAATGAGAAAATGGAAGGCGGCTGGCTGGCTACCTAGCCAAAAGAACTGCATTACCACTAAATCACCTAGACCTATTAACGAACCACTAAAATACCAACAAAATGGAAACAAACAAAGAGGATATGGCGCAAATGATTGATCTACCATACGCTCCAGACGCAGAAGCCGCTTTCCTAGTATCTGCTATCGAATCACCTAGGCGTATCGGCAAGGTAATACTTGAGCAAGGCATTACGAGCGATCTATTCCACGACCAAGGACATGAGCAATTAATGGCTTTAATCCTACACAGGCTACGAGAAGCCAAGCCTATTGACCCTAGTTCACTTAGAGAGGATATACGAAAGCAGAAGCCTAAATTTCTAAGCCTAGCTAAACTAACTAAGATTCTGAACCAAGAATACGATGAGGACGCTCACGAAGGCTATATCTCAGCGATGCGCCATACCAAGGCTAAGAGGCTAATTCTAGAGGCTACGGATGGATTAGATGATATGTCAGGTCACGATGCTGTCAGCGCGATGAAAAGGGCATCAGAAGCCGCACAGATGACCTTGCACGGATCAACGGACATATATGACGCTAAAAGAGCGGTAACGGAGTTCCTAGCGGCTATGAAGTCACGATTTGAGGATGAGTCAGCTAGCGGCGCACCTACTGGTATTGAGCAGATCGACCAGCATACGGGCGGGATGCGAGCGGGAGAGCTATGGGTTATCGGAGCTAAGACCAGCGGCGGTAAATCCGTCCTTATGTTACAGATGGCAGCTAAAGCCGTTAAGGATGGTAAAAAGGTTTTAGTTTTCAGTCTTGAGATGGGAGTTGATGAGGTTGTGGCACGAATGGTATCAAATATGGGTAAGATTGAGATGGATCATATTATGACTCCTAAGAGCCTAAATAAAGGCGACCAGATGAAAATAACCACGCAAGCTACGATACTTAAAGATAGCAGTTTATCCATTTGCGATACGGCAGGACTAAGTATGGATCAGATAACTGGTCACGCACTAAGGCAAAAGGAGACATTAGGGCTGGATTTGGTTATTATCGACTACCTCCAGATGGTTTCCGCCAGGCACGTTAAAGGACAGAACCGAGAGCAGGAAGTAGCAGGTATCTCGAGAGCTTGTAAGCAGCTCGCCAAAAAGCTAAAATGTCCAGTTATTACCGCTACCCAGCTAAACGAGCAAGGTCAGTCTCGAGAGTCACGGGCAATCGAGCATGACGCCGATAACGTCCTTTTAATCCAAGACGCAGATAGCGGGGTAAATGTCACCTTCTGGAAGTGCCGTAATGGAGAGCGCGGTAAATCATTTGAGGCTAGGCTAAACGGCAGATTTCAGCGATTTGATTTTAACCCAAGATATTAAATAAAAGATTTCTGAAAAAAGAGCTTGCGTTAATCAACCTAACTGATTCAATCCAAACCGACTCGATGAAAACCATCACACTACTAACAACTCTAACCGCACTAGCATTAGCCGCAATAGGCACAATTCACGCATTAACAAACAATACAAACCAAGACCATGAGTAATAACAATAAGCTAATCACAATCAGTATCGACCTAATGAAAATCCCCAAAGATCGAATCATTGAGGGTAAAAACGGCGGTAAATACATGAACTTTGACGTGACAATTAAGGACGAGCCAGACCAATATGGGCAGGATTGTTCAGTTGCAATCAGACAGTCTAAAGAGGAACGCGAAGCAAAGACTCCAAAACAATTCTGCGGCAACGGTAAGAAGCTATTTGGATGGGACGCACCTAAACCAGCCGCACCTGCTAAAGATGATATCGACAACGAACTAGGATGGTAAGATGAGACACCAACTAAACACCTACCGATCAAACGAGCGAGAGTTAGCCGAAACCGCAACGCATCGGCTCAATACCGAACCATATACCCTTATGCGTAACGAATCCAAGCGACCTAAATACGAGCTAGAATATGACCATTCGGCTAATCTATTCGTTATCTGGGCTACTTACTACCCGATGGATTCGATGCAGTTTGAGCGGAAACAGATTAGGAATAAACGTCAACTAACAATAATATGAGTCACAAAGGAAGTTGGAATAGAATTAGGGATTATCAGGCTTGGAATAACTCGCCGCTATGGGATAAGAAACCAACCAGGATAATCGACATAATCAAGGAATACCCAGCCGAGACATTAGCTTATGAGCAAGGATTCGATATCGAGCAGTATGACCTACCTCTCGAAACCCATTTTAAATCTATTATCGAAATACCAATCGATCACGGATCTAAGAAGATGGGGCTATTACACGCTCATTTAAACGATTCGGGTAGCGATACAAAGCCACGGGTTTTCCTAGTTACGAATCACCAAGGACTAACGACTAAGCTAGCTGTCTGGATGGATGAGATAGAATAAACCACGACCTAACAGATTACAGGCTTGACAAGGTAGTTATACTTAGAAATATAAGAGGTATATTTAATGGCTTCTAATAACTCTAAACGCGGTGCTTATAAACGCAGGATTGATACACCTCAATCCGAGCGGGATAAATACGATACGCTACATAACAGAGAGATTACAGCTAAAGCCGATCAGTTCTTAAAGGCTAGGATAACAGGACAGATAGAGATTAAACAGGTAGAGACTAGGCAGATTAAGTATTGGCATAGTAAGCAACAGGCGGATATACCTAGCCTAAAGACATTGCTCATAGATCATACTGTTAAGACTGCTAAACCTATCTTAGATAGGCTTAAAGGTATTGATACCCCACCTATGGTTGAGCTAGAATAAAACAATAACTTACCAACTTAGACATGAATCTAACAGTATCTAACAAAACCAACACGCTACAAGCCTTATTCTATAAGGGATATATAACATTAGCACATGGGACACCCCATCCAAACAGATTTCTAACACTTTATTACGCTTGTCGGACTCAGTCCCCCGTGCTTTCTTTATGCAACTAATTTGCGTTAGTGTAACCGTAACATGACCTAAAATGAAGCCAGTTAATCCCAATTACCCCAAGCAACCGACTCCAGATGACGGGCTAGTTACCGTGACCCATCTCGCCCAATTATTCGGTTTGAACAAAAAAACCATCCATGAATGGCGTAAAACGGGCAGGGATGTGCCAGATAAGATTGATGGCAAGGAAGATTTAGAGGCTTGGAGGGCATGGTTTGCATCTAATCCAGACGCAGGATTCAACCATTTAAAGCCGCGAGCCGACAAGGAAACGCTCCAATGCCAGAAAATCGAGGTTGAGGTAGCCATTAAAAAGCTAGAACTAGCACAACGGGCTGGTGAATTGATTAGTATTGGAGACGCTAAAGAGGCTGTAACGAGGATAGTTAGTGCAGCTCGTGCTGAGTTTCTTAAAATGACATCCGACTTGCCGCCGTTGATTGCAGGATTACCAGAACCGAAGATACACGGGGTAATTAGAGAAACGGTTATCGATATTCTTCAGAAACTAAGTGAGGGAATGGATGAGATTTATGCTCAAAAACAACTTGCCACGGTCGAAGAAACTGAGTAAATCTAGACCATGAAATTGAACGTGATCGACGAGCTACCTAATTGCACGGGCTGGCTAGCATCTGAAAAGCTGGACGGAGTTCGGGCTATTTGGACGGGTGAGTGCTTTATTACTCGCCAAGGTAAGATGTTAAAACCACCTACATGGTTCACAGCTAAAATGCCATCTGTTAGATTAGACGGCGAAATCTACATGGGACGCGGCAGGTTTAACGAGCTGCAACGGGCTATGCAGATTAAGGGCGGAGACTGGTCAGGTATCGAGTATCATGTATTTGACTTAGCCGAGCTTAGAACTCCGATTGAAGCTAGATTACAGAAGCTCAAATCTATCAAGCTACCCTCGCACGTTAAACTAGTTAGCCATGTAGTTCTTTCATCTAACAGGGAATTAGATGAAATGGAAAAAGCTATTGTAGATGGCGGTGGCGAGGGCGTAGTTATCCGCGCCGCTGGATCATCTTACAAGGGTGTATTCGATTACAATATGGTTAAGGTTAAGCGACTATTTCCAGACTTGGAACGCTGGCAAGGATGAACGAACGAGCGATATCTGAGCTAATAACTGGAGCTAGGCAGGGGTTTAGACCGCCTACGGATCTAAAGCCGTGGGAATGGGCTGCGTTAAACGTCAAGATTTCAAACAGCGAAAGGTCGACTAGATTTGACCCAGAGCAAACGCCGTGGTGGAAAGCACCTTTAGAATGTGCTGGAGACTTTGATACTAGGCAGGTAGTTATCGTAGCCCCAACTGGATCTGGTAAATCAACTATGGCAGAGGCTTTGATACCTTATGTAGTTTCGGAGAATCCTGGTGCTTTTCTCTACGCATCGCAAACGAACGAATCAGCTAAGTTCTGGGGCGAGACTAGGCTTAAACCAGCTTTAATGTCATCGCAACACGTTAAAGACCTATTCCCTAAAGACCGACACGCTAGCCGCAAGTTGGAAATTATCTTTCCGCATATGCCTTTGATTCTAGGAGGGGCTAACTTAGCTAACTTCCAAGAGAAGTCGGTTAGATGGCTTTACGGGGATGAGGTATGGGAATGGCAAGATGAGTTAATCCGCGAGTTCTTAGCTAGGCATCACAACCGCTGGAACAGGAAGGTTTATCTCGTATCTCAGGGCGGCTATGCTGATTCGGCATTTGATGTTGAATGGCAGAAATCCGATATGGCTTTCTTTAGCTGGAAATGCGATTGCGGAGAACAGCAACCGTTTGAATTTGAGGGTATTAAATTCGATGTAGTTACAACTACGGAGGGACAGGTAGATGTAGAGGCTAGTTCTAGAACGTGTCGAATGAAATGCCGAGCTTGTGATTTGGAGTATCCCGATGAGGTGCAAACTAGGCGTAAACTAACCGATTCAAATATGACTAATGGTGGTAATGGCTATATTACGACCAACCCCGCCCATCACGAATCAGTTAGGGGTTTTCGGGTCGATTCGTTAGCGGTTTGGTGGATTCCTTGGCGGGAAGAGGTTAAAGAGTTCTTAGAGGCTACAAAACTAGCCAAGCGTGGCGTTACAGACAGGCTTAGACAATGGACGCAGAAAAGACGTGCTAAGTTCTGGGGTGAGGATATGGCGGATGCTGAGATCATCGTAGAACGCGGTGGATTTACCAAGTTGGAATACGAGGGCGGAGTTAAGATCGAGAACGAGATACACCGATTCGCTACTATTGACGCTGGAGGAGACCATTACTGGATGCTTATTACGGCATGGGCTAAAGGCGGATTCTGTAAGGTCTTATGGGAGGGCTATATTCCTAGTGATAGCGGCAGGGAGGAAAGGATTTTAGAGATATGCGATAGATACAAAGTTAAACGCTCGTTAACATTCATCGATATTGGATTTGAACAGGATAGGATTTTAGACCTTTGCGTTATGCATGGATGGACGGGCATAAAAGGCGAGGGTAATAAAAACTTCTTTCTACATACCAACGCACAAGGCAAAACAGTTGAGAAACTTTTCTCTAAAATTAAAAGGGCTAGTTCCAAGTCGGGCGGCATAGCTAAGTTTATGTTCTTGGCATCAAATCCAGTTAAAGACGTTTTAGCTAGGATGATGAAAAGCGGTAACCAGATTGAATTTCCAGATGACTTGTCCAAGCCATTTGAAAACCATATGAGATGTGAGCGGCGGATAGTTGAGAAGAATCCAGAAACTGGGGAGGAGAAATCAAGGTGGATTAGACCTGGCGGTAAACCCAACCATTTATTTGACTGCCTAGTTTACGCGGTAGCAGCGGCATTAGCGTTTGAAGTAACTGAAACCGATCTCTAACAGTTAGGATTGACATTGCCATCAATAGAACGCAATGATATGCCATGAGCTTGGCGGCAAACGGAAATGCAATTTATTTAGCGATTAAGGATGATCCGCGAGCAGTCGCGAAGATACGTCAAGAAGCTAAAACGCTAGCATTGGCTATTGCAACTGATCAGAACGCATCGGCTCAAGTTACATCTGCTACGGTTAACGGGCAGACCTTTAATACAAAACATAGCATGACTCAGGGTCAGCGATTGCAGCTTTTAAGATGGGTTATTAACTGCGTTGATAACTGCACGACTTTAAGTTCGACACAGATATCCACATTCTAAGCTATGATACTTGACCAATACGGACAACCTTGGAAGGTCGCTCATGCGGCTGAATACAACCCTAGACGCGGTTCTCAATTCGCAGTTAGAAACGATGATATCGAGCGGCTTATCCCATCTAGTGACCGTAAGGCATTGGCTAGTTTATCCAATCGGTTATTTATCAATATGGGAGTTCCTAGGGCGTGTATTTTGCAGAAAGCGGATTACTCGGTCGGCGAGGCATGGTTACCTAGTTATATCGGACAGGATAAAGAAAAGGGCGATAAAGTAGCAAAGTTCATGCATGATATTTGGTTACCACAAGCGGATATCCGTGGGGGTATTTTCGATTGGTGGAAAATGTTGGAACTAACCAGCGTAGAAATTGACCGCGCTGGAGACGTATTCTGGCTAATGGTTAAGGGCGATGATAATTTCCCTAGAATCCAAATGATTCCTTCGCATCGTTGTTATTCTGGTAGCGACACAGTAGTCAAAGAAGGTAAATATCGGGGTTATCGCATTTGTGATGGTGTTATTTATTATTCATCTGGCAGACCAGCAGCTTATCAGTTTAACGTAGGTAAGGACGGCAAAGAGGATATGGTAACAATTCCTGCAACGGATGTAATTCATATATTTGACCCCACGCATTGCGACCAAGGACGAGGTTACCCAGCATTTACCCATGCTTTAGAATCTCTGAAAATGTCGTTGCTATCCTTAGAGGATGAGCGAGTAAGACAGCAGATTATTTCAAGACTGCATTTAACCGTATTCAATCAGAACGGTTCACCAGACCTAGATGACCCTCGCACATCACTACTAGAAAAAACGGCTGGCAATACAGGATTTACCCAACAATCATTCCCTGGCGGCGTTTATTATATGTCATCGGAGGGTAACGAGAAGATCGAGCAGATCAAACATGATAACCCTGGCGAAATCTGGGAGTCATTCCAAGATCGAATTGCTCGTGATGCAATTATACCAGTTTGGTCTTATTCCGTTTGGAAATCAACAGGACAAGGCACATCGGAGCGGGGCGAGATTGTTAAATGCCGCCGTTTCGTAACCAAACGCCAAGGTCAACTATGGTATGCGGCTAGAAGAGCTTTAACGTGGGCTTATTCAGTATTTGCCGAACAAGGACGAGTTCCGAAACTATCCGCTCCGACTCTTTGGGATTTCTCAAAACCGCCTAGATTATCGGTAGATGATGGTAGAGAATCCAAGATGGAACTAGAAGAGTTACGCACGGGATCACGCAACCTAGACGAGGTTTTAGAGGCTCGCGGATTACGCCAAGATGATTTCTACATGAAACGGGCTTGGTCGGTAGCGGAGCGTAAAGCAATCGCAGCAAAAGTAGCTCAAGAAGCATCGACTAAATACGGTATGGAGATTGAAATTGAAGATCGAGAGATGTTCATGATGACTCCTAACGAAATGGGCGATCAATCAGAATCAAACAAAAACCCAAAAGAAGAATTAGATGATGAAAACGATTCAAGTAGAAAATAAGCAAGGCAAGGTTAAACTAAATGAAGTTGTAACCCGTGAATCCATTGGTCGAATGATTGATGAGATTAGCAAACTATTCGGAGCTAAGGCAGTCGCGGATGGTGCGGATTTTGGCGAAATCATGAACGTAGCGGAAAACGCCGTTGATGTTTTAGATATCGAAATCAACTCCCCAGGCGGTAGCGTTTTTGATGGCTATACAGTTTATCAAGAAATCAAAAGCCTGCAAGATCGTGGTGTTGTCATCAACGCAACTATTACTGGCATGGCTGCATCGATGGCTAGCGTCATCTGTATGGCGTGTAACAAAGTATCAATAGTTCCACATGGTCGCATGATGATCCATGACGCATCCAGCGGTTTCTCTGGCAATGCCGACCAGATGCGGAAACAAGCTGACCTTCTAGATTCGATCAGTTCAGATATCGCTAATATCTATTCCTCACGCACTAAAAAGCCAGTTGAGGATATTCGAGCTATGATGAAAAAAGAAACTTGGATGGACGCTAAAACAACCGTAGATAATGGATTTGCTGATGAAATTGCAGAGAAAAAACTAAACGTATCTAACAACCTAACAGCCGAGCTTGACATTGTAGACGAAAAAGGGAATAAATCACCCATGAGCATTTTAACAAAGCTGTTCCCTAATAACGATCAAGTAGCGAATCTCGAAAACGCAATTCAAGAAAACGATTCTCTTCGTGCTGAGATTGCAGACCTTCAAGCTAAACTTGAAACCGCAAAAGAAGCAGATCAGACCCTTATCGAGAACACCGTCAAAATTGAAAACTTGACCGCTGAACTAGCAACCGCACAATCCGAACTGGAAACAGTTAAGGCTGAGTTGGAAGAAACCAAGGCAGCAGTAGTTGTTGAGGCAGAATCCGCCAGCGATAAAGCAATCGAAATGCTAGCTGGTATCGGTCAATCAGACCCGCTTCCAATCGAAAACGGCGGCGAGCAAAGATCTATCTTGGAGCAATTTGAATCCCTCAAAGGTTCTGAGGCAACCGCATTTTATAAAGCTAACAGAAAAGCTATTCTTTCTGAACAATCAAAACGTAAATAATCTCCTAACAAAATAATACCATGTCCACAATCGCAACTAATGACAAAATTTTCGTTCAAGAGGCTCTCAATGCCTTTACCGCTGGTCTCGCACCGCTGAACGCATTTACCCGTTCTTATTCAAGTGAAGCTCGCCGTAAAGGTGATGTTATCGCTATCCCTCGTGCCGATGCACTTAGCACGACCACATTCGCTTACGCCAACAACAGCGGTTATCCTTACGAAACCGAAGGCGGAACGCTTAACACCATCAGCCTTAACCTCGACCAACACCAGATCGTAGGTGTCGATATTACTGATATCCAATTCGCCAGCAAAGGTGCTTCTGAGATTTCCGTATTCGCTCGCCAACAAGGACGTGCTTTGGCTCGTAAGTGTATCGAAAACATCTTCTCGTTGGTTTCTATCGCTAACTTTGGTGCAGCCGCTGCAACTGCAGTTTCCATCGCTGATACTGGTCTTACCCAACTTCGCAATGCTCGTAAAACTATGGTTGATCGCAAAGTAAATGGCGAAAACCTTAGCCTTATCGCATCTAGCGAATTGTTCGCTTCACTTCTCGGTGATAGCAATATCTCACAAGCCTTCCAATACGGCGGCAATGAAGCCATCCGTGAAGGTCGCATCCCTCGCCTTCTTGGTATGGATGTCTATGAGACAAACGCTCTCGCACTTGGTGGAACTCTTTCTCTCATTGGTTTCCTTGCACATCCTGACGCAATCGCAGTCGCCATTCGCCAGCTGTTGCCACAAGACAACTCGCAATACCTTGCAGTTGATACCGTGGTTGATGACGAAACTGGTCTCGGTTTCACCTATCGCCGACACTTCAACCCAGGTAAAGGTCGCCATTACGCATCCTTTGAGTGCTTGTTTGGATTTACCCAAGCTCTCACTCTCGGACTCGGAATCCTCCGCAAAGCTGACTAATTCTCTAGTGTTCGTAGTTCATAAAAGCACCGCTCAGAAATGGGCGGTGTTTTTTTATTTGACAAAATCGGTTAGAATTACTAATTCTAATAGCGAGATATGAAATTAAGTTTAACCTGTATAACAGGGAATTGCGAAAAGGATATCGTTAGATTCCTAGATGCCTTCCAGCCGTATGTGGATGAGATTGTTATGGTTCGTGCCATTGGCGATCAAGATCCAGATAAGACTATTGAAATAGCTAAATCCAGAGGTTGTATTACGTCTGAGTATTTTAATGTTAAAAAAGAATGGAATCATGTAGATGATTTCTCAGCGGCACGGAATGTGGCTTTAAGCCTAGCAACAGGCGATTGGTCTATGTGGGCTGATATGGATGATATCTGCGATGGGGCGGATAAGATTAAAGAGCTACTGGTTAAAGTTCCAGACGATATCTGGATGGTATCATGTCCCTATGTGGTTAGTGAACAAGGCGTGGTTTCTAACTTTAGGGAGCGGTTCTGGCGGAATAGCGGCAAGTTTAAATGGATTAACCCTATTCACGAAAACCTAATATGTATTGATCGTATGCCTAACCCAGCGGCGACAACTACCCAGTTTAAGGTTATCCACAAGCCAGAAGATCACAAAGGATGCACCCAAGATAGAAACCTGCGTATTTTGGAAACAGTCCCAGAGAAAGAAAGGTCAGTCGGGCATAAGTTTTACTACGCTCAAGAATTAATTAGGCGTGATGATCCTAGGTCTATTGATGCGGTTAAATCCTTTTTATCTGACAAAGAAAGCAATACTCCAGAACGGTTTGAAATGCTAATGACCTTGGCGGCTAAATCGGATGACTACGGAGCTAAGGCTAATTTCTATTTACAGGCATTTACAGAAGATCCAGGCAGGGCAGAACCGCTTTACGAGTTAGCCGCATTGTCCTTGGCTTGTGATAATACTAAAAACGCCCTAGCCTACGCCGAAAAGATGATGGCTTGCAAATATCCAGATGACCCGTGTTGGAATCATCGTAAGATGTTTTACGAGTTCTGGCGTGATGATCTCTACTGGCAATGTCTGAGGGCATATGGTGATGTTTATTTGGCTGATATTTTACGCCGTAATGCTGCTATTAAAACTGGTAAGCCTATTATATCCTTAATCCATGCGACTAGGGGCAGAGCGGCTCAAGCGGTCAAAGCTAGGCAGAACTGGATCAGAACAGCTAACCATCCAGAGAGAATCGAGCATATATTTGTAGCTGATTTGGATGATGAGGAATCCGTAATTTTGTCGCGGTTTCCATCAGCTTTTATGGCTGAATCAAATGGTTGCGTAGGTGCTTGGAACTATGGGGCATCACTTACAGAAGGAGAAGTCTTAGTGCAACTTAGTGACGATTGGAAGCCCTTTAAAGGATGGGATGACGCTATTCTTGATGCTATTGGTGATACATCTAAACCATCGGTATTAGCTATCTCTGATGGGCATAGAACGGATGATTTGCTATGTATGGCGATTATGACCCGACAACGGTATAAAGACCAAGGCTTTATGTTCCATCCTGAGTTCTTCTCGATGTATTCTGATAATTGGTTTTCAGAATGTGCTTTCCGAGATGGCGTAGTTATTGATGCTCGTGATTCAATTAAATTTGAACACGAACACCCAGTATTCGGCAAGGCTGAGATGGATAATACTTACGCTAGAAGCAATGCAAACGAGCATTACGAGAGGGGGGCAAAGGCATTGGAACGTCTACGGGCTGGGATTAAAACTAGTTCGGATATTGTCGGATGGTGTGATTATAAGCACTTTTACCGATCTATTGCCAAAGTAATACCAGACGGCGGTAAGTTCGTAGAGGTAGGTAGCTGGATGGGACAGTCGATTATATGCTTAGCTCAAGAATTGCAAAATCTAGGTAAAAACGTGCAACTGTATTGCGTTGATACTTGGAAGGGTGAGCAAAATCAACCCACGCATTTACAGGTAGTAGATGAACACGGCGGTTCAATACTTTGGAAATTCAAGCAAAATATCGAAGCCGCTGGTGTATCAGAAATGATAAAGATTATCGAATCCGATAGTGCCGAGGCTGCATCTTTATTTGAAGATAATAGTATTGATGGTTGCTATATCGATGCAGCGCACGATTACGAATCAGCTAAAAAGGATATTAACGCTTGGTATAGCAAAGTTAAGCCTAACGGAATTTGGGCGGGTCACGATTACCCTTGGCACGAAGTAGAGCAAGCTATCCACGAACATTCAGACAAGCATAAATACAAAGTAGCTGGAATCGGTCGGGTATGGATTAAAGAACCAGAAGCAAAACCATGAATCATAGAACAACGCACGGCAGTAAAGGCGATATGCCAAGGAAAGTAGATACAGCTACATACGGTAGCAATTTTGACGATATATTTAGAAAAAAAGATGAAACCAAAACTAAGCATACTAATAGCGACAATACCAGGACGAGAAGAGCAATCAAAGGCACTAAGCGAAAAACTAGCTAATCAAATTGGAAATCTACCAGTTGAATATCTAATTTTAAGCGATAACCGCAAACGCTCAATCGGGGCTAAACGTCAAGCCTTATGGGATATAGCCGAGGGCGAATATGCTGCGATGGTCGATGATGACGATGATATTTCTGATAATTATATCGAGGAATTACTTAAAGCTACTGAAACGGGTGCGGAGGTTATCACCTTTGAACAACGGGCTATTTATAATGGCTTGGAATCCAAGGTTGTCTTTAAGCTGGGACAGGGCGATCATGCCTTTATTCCGAATGGTATTACCTTGAGAGATGCGTGGCACGTTTGTGCATGGCGGCTAGATAGGGTTAAAGATTGCCAGTTTCTTTACTGCAATTACGGCGAGGACAAGGCATGGTCTTTACAGGCACGGCAACAGGCTAGGACTAGCTTTCATATCCCGATGGTCTTACATACCTATAGGCACGATGCGGAAACCACAGCAGCACCAGAACCTAATGGGGTTTGATTTTCGTTAGATTTAAAGCTATGGCTTATCTATGTCTATTCTAACAGATTTCGCGACCAATGCAGCTACATCGGCTTTTGCTATTATCGGGGCTGAAACGCTAACCATTGGAGCTAATTCGGTTAGTTGTATATTTAACGAGGCTAACGACAGTAACGAGTTTGATGGGGCTGGATATGAGAAAACCAAGACTCTAACGGCTGTATTGAAAACCACTAGCCTACCCGCTGGAACGCTACTAGAGAAAAAAGTTACTGCCCGTGGTATCAACTACCGTATTAAAGGAATTGAAAAAGGCGGAACATTTACGACTTTAAGGCTAGAAACCGATACGAAAGGATGAGCCGAGTAACTGCTACTATTGATAAAGCTAAACTAGAGAGGTCTATTAAAAGATACGCCGCTAAAGTAGGCGAGAGCAATGCCCAAGCGGTTATTCGTTGGTCGGTTCAGACTTGTTTGGAAGTAGCTAAATATAACCAGCCATTCAATGGTAAAGCTTCAGTTCACCGTAACACTATCAGAAAAGATATAAATAACTGCGTAGTTTCTATAAAAGGCAGAACTCCTAGGGGTCAATCAGCATTAAGAACTACTCAAGAAATAATAGATTGGGTGGATTTAAACCGAATAAAGAGAGGGCGGAGAGTCCCGAAACTTCCAATCCAACAACGTAAAAAGGCAACCGAATCAATGGTTAATAAGGTTGTAAGGATTAAGATGGAACGGGCAGGTATGGCTCGCGGCGCATGGATTGGGGCAGGGAACGAAATAGGAAGGCATCAAAGAGGATCTAACAGGATATCTATTGGAGTTAATCGCTATAAGTTTGCACAAAAGCACACAGGACTAGGTAGGGCTAGGCGACCAATACCAGGATTTAACCCTATCGCAGTTATGAAAAACTTAGCACGTCATTCATCTAGCGAATACGTTTTAAGGAAGGATCATATATATTTAGCTATCGCAGACGGGCGTAAAAAATGCCTTAATTACTACAGAAAAACCCTAGCAGCAATTAACAGAAGTAAACCATGAGCAATATAAACGAGACATTAAGGTTATGGGTCGAAGGTCAAAAGGAAAACTATGACTCTCTAACAGATTTCGAGGTAGTAACTATGGGACAGGACGATATTCTTGAGTCTCCGTATATTGCTATTGTTACGACAGGCAGTTCCGAACGGGTCGATTCTGGCGTAGTTATGCGTGGCGTAAGTGATTTTGCTGTAGAAGTAATTCTAACAACTATCCCAGTAGAAGAGGATGACGGCGGAACTCTAGCAGACGATGACAGGCAAGCCGCACTAGACCTTTACCAGATCGTAGCAGATACGGCAGCTATTGATATTCTATCAGAATCCGAATCTTGGCGAGTGTTTGACATTCGCCCCGAGGGGTATAATACTGAGTCAAACGATGGGAAACGGGTTACGACCTATCCCTTAACAGTTACCGCTTGTCCAATCTAACTATTTAACTATATGTCAGCCACAGTATTTGCAGCCGCTCGATATGGAGCAACAGATGATTCATCCGCAACAGGTCTATTAGTTGGGAATATCAGCTATACCTATTCCTCAGAGCAAGCATTTGCAAAGAACCACCTTGGATCAGATGTCGGTGCATCTCTTTACAACGAATCAACCGAGATTAGCATTAGCGGCGTAGTTAAAACCAAAGCAACTGGATTGGTTCCAGATATTGCGGCTGTTTTGACATTGGCTAACAGTTCCGCTGATACTTTGGCGGCAGATAGCAAAAACCTCTTTACAACCCCTACCTCTGGTGCAGGTGTTCTCGTAACGGGTGCAACCTTAAACCGCGTAAATAGTGAGTTTGAAAACGGCGAGGTTTCCGCTATCTATAAACCGCTCATCTCACTTTCCAGCCCTGCTGTTTTGACGTAATAATTTAAACTAAGAAATTTAACAAGATATGAAAAAAACTCCAATCGGAGAGTCTTTTGGCACGGGTGATTTAAACCTAGCTGCGGCGGTTATGACTATGGGAGTCCCGCCAGAACGAGATGTTGTTAAGTTAATTGCCAGCACGGACGGCAAGGATTATGTTAGGTTTCTACTAAGGGACGTATCTATTGACGGCACTTTAAAAACATCCGCTTTAATGGATTCGTGGTCAGATTCGGCTAACCATATTAAAACCTATCCTACTTGCAGTTTTGGCAAGATTATGTCGTTTATCCTGGCTCGCCCTAGTGATTGCAAAAGCTACATAGAATGGTGCGAATATGCGTGTTCATGGTTAGAAATAAGTATGAACCAATGCCGCCAAATGATGATTAAATCGCCCAAGGTATGGGAGACATCGCCTGATTCCGAGCCAGCCTATATTCTAGGATTCATCGCCAATCGTTTCTATTTATTGGATATGGCTAACAGATTCCGTAAAGATGGTAACTTTGATGTCTACGCCGAGTATGGTAAAGCATCGGCTTTGATATCCGAAAGACTACCAGCTAATATGCGTCAATTTCTACTCTCACAATTAAAATAATATGAAATACCAAGAATTAAAAAAAGGAACTCTAGGGCTAATCCATTGGCTCAAAAGCACGGCTAAGAACCCTACTATCCTAATCGGATCTAGCGATCTAAGGGATGTAGCCGAGGTATGCTGGGCTTTTACTTTACCACTAGAGGATATCGAGAAGATGACCCCGCAAAAGGTTAAATTGGAGGTTAACTCGTTTATGCGTGACCTAACAGCAGATGATTTCCAAGCGTTACAGAATCACGCTGAAAAAGAGATCAAGAAGTTCTTTAGCACCGATACCCGCCCAAAAAAGCAATCAGCACCTCAACGGGTGCAGAAGAAACGAGCCAAGTAGAGATTTCGCCATTAGCTACGGCTATTCACATTTTAACCCGTTACGGTCTAACTGCCAGAGAGATTAAATATGACCTAGATATAGAGCTAGCTAATCAGTTGTTGAGTTGCCATTGGATGAGTTTAGGGTTAGAAGTTGAATATACAACTGACGCTTTAACAAACAAAGTAATAAGACAAAACAGCATCGAGCAAACATCTAAACGTAAAAAAGAATGGCGATTGGAAGTACTTTAAAAATTGGGTTTGATGCAACGTCTGTAAAACGTGGCTTAGATGGGCTTGGCAGCGATGTAGCAAAATTTTCATCTAAGATAGCTAAAATGGGTGTAGCTAGTTTAGCTGCTGGTTTAACCGCATCTGGCGTAGCTATTGTAGCGTTTGCTAAAGGTTCATCCGAGGCTGCCGCTAGCATGGAAACATTGGAAACCCAATTCGGAGTATTACTTAAATCTACGGAGGCGGCTAAAAACATGATTGGAGAGTTTCGTAAAGAAGCTATCAAATCTCCATTATCTGTTGAGGATTACGCCAAAGCGGGTAAAACTTTATTAGCTTTCGGTATGTCATCGGAAAAGGTAATGCCAACTCTTAAAGCATTAGGCGATGTTTCAATGGGTAATTCCGAGCGTTTTGATTCGCTGGCGTTAGCCTTTGCACAGACCCAAGCCGCTGGTCGTTTAATGGGTCAAGAGGTTCTCCAGTTCATTAACGCTGGATTTAACCCATTACAACAGATTTCAAAGAAAACTGGTCAGTCTATGGTTGAGCTTAAAAAGGCTATGGAGGATGGAGCTATTTCAGCCGACATGGTTGCAGAGGCTTTTATGGACGCAACTAAAGAGGGCGGCTTATTTTACGGAGCATTGGAAAAAGGATCACAAACCACAGAGGGTAAAATAGCTAAACTTAAAGATACAATCTTTGGTTTAAAAGTAGCTTTTGGAACTGGATTTAACGAGGGTCTAAAAGATGCCTTAGATGCTAGTAATAATTTCCTGCCACAGTTTGAGAATAACATGAAAATAGCTGGTCAATATATCGGCACGGCTATTTCGGAGGCAGTCGCTGGGGATGCTAGTAAATTCATTTTGCTTGGGGAAATAATAGGCGAAGGTATAAAAGTTGGTTTGATGACAGTATTAAGCAAAGGTGGTTCTGATATATTTAAATTCCTAAGCGGTGCTTTAACCGATGTGGCTAAACTAAATCCACTTATTGCGGCTACTGATAAATTAACAGGTAGTGGATCTAAAATCCAAAATAAACTATTTGAAGCCGACACATCCACATCATCCATAGCATCAGAGGAATTTGCAATGTCTAGGTTACCAGCACTACTAAACCAGTTAGGCGGTCAAGCGGCTAAAATAGAAGCCGAAAATGCTCGTAAGGAAGAAATATCTAAGCAAGCAGAATTAGTTAAACAAATAAAATCTCAAATGTTTGAGGAGTTTGCACCTGGTAGTGGTATAAAACAAACCGTCAGCTTAACTAAGGCTTTGGGTATTTTAATGAGTATTGATAAAAAACTAACAACATCACCACCCGCTAAAATGTAATGAGTGCTAAACTATTTCTAAGTGAATCAATTATTCCGCAGCCAGATTTTGAGGCTACTCAAGAGGAAAACGGACAATGGAAAGCCAATCAATCGTTTTTGGTTAAAAAGGGTGATTTTGATAATCTAGCCACTAGACTATTCTTTTCTAGGGGCAAAACACCAACTGATTTAGACCCAAATAATGACGCTTATTTTAACTTCTTAAAACTCAAGACTACAACGGTAGGAACAGAGGTTGGAGGCTATACAATTATTAGAGTTGAGTTCCAAGGGTATTCTTACCCGATTGGAGATCCGCCAGAAAACGAAAAATCATATATGACTACGAGTTATCGTGGTTCACTTAAAACAGTCCCAATAACTGAACATCCTAAATTCGTAGCAACCTCGGATAGTGAAAAATATATGTTGGGTCTCTTAATGTCTGGTGAATTTACACTAAATGATGATGGATATAGTCTAGGTAGGTGGATTCATTACGAGTCGGACATTACCACAGAAGAGCCTATAATGAAGCTGGTTACCCTTGAAAATATAGACAACCCTGGTAGTCCATATACATTGGTATCATCTGACTCTAGGGATTTAGCTGCACTAATAGCCAAGGGTGTCCGTGATTACGAAGTCGGCACTTATGAATATGTAGTTAGATGGTCAAGTGATGAGCCATTACAGGCAACCGATATTGACAAATTGGGCTTGGTCGCAGAACCTCTAGGAAATCCAGTTAAGCCATCGAATGGAACTAGAGAATGGAAACTAGCTACGCTTAACCAAGAACAAGAGGGAACGGATGAGCCAACTTATACGATTGAGTTAGTTTATCAGTTATCCGACAAAGACGGATGGGATGTTACACTTTACACCTAATGATAAGAAAACCACAAGTCACGATACCACGCCAACCCAGATCGGGCTTGGATGTTTTAAACTGGGCTAAAGATGTTAACTACGCAATTAGGCAATTAGCGGCGGCTAGAGAGGATTATATCGGTTTAAAAACAAATAATTCATTTGGCGGAATCAATAAAAACTACACAAGTCACCCTTGGAAATGCTCTGCTAACGGCGACGCTACGATTTATGTCGGCGAGGGTAGAATACATTCATATCTGGATGGGGATAGTCCAGGTCATAATGCATCTGCTAGCATGGCAGGATTCGGAGATTGGGCTGGAGGCAACGTAACAGTCACAGCGGCTACTGGGGTTATTTATGGGAAATTACCTGCTATAAATAGTGTCTCTCCATTGGTTGACATTATAGCTGACTCAGCTGGTGAATATGGGGATGTTAATATTATATTATTGAGAACAATGCCAGATCCAGAAACGTATATTACGGTGGGATTTGCTGAAACAATGCCTAAAAATCCTTCAGCGAATGTTTTTTACTGGGAAATAGCACAGGTATCACTAACGGACGGCATCGCATCAATAACCAAGCAAGTCTTGAGGCATGACCCAATGCTTTGGAACTTTACCCAGTATCTCTAACAATTTTCCTTTAAATTCTAACAGAATTGCGATTTGACTTTTAGCCGTTAGAAAGCAATGATTCCGCTATGAGTATTGCAAACGCCACGGCTAACTTTGGACTATCGGCAACTGGAACAGTAACCAGACCGAATATATCTGGCAGCGTTATTGTTGGGCAGTCATCGGCTTCGATGGCTTTAACATCCAGCACTTCTGCCTTCCACGCTCGGCTTTACTTGCAAGATAGCGGTAATGACGCAACTTTAAATACTAACACCTTCGCTACGGCTATTGACTCCAATGCGGCGGTCGCGGCTACTGGAACGCTAACCTTAACGGGTCAACCCACAGCGGCTCAAACCGTAACCATTGGCAGCACAGTATATACCTTTAGGGCTACTACTGTCCCAGCGGCTTTTGACGTTCTAATTGGTGCAACCGCATCGGATAGCTTGGACAACCTTATTTCAGCAATCAACGCATCTGCTGGGGCTGGAACTACCTACGGCACAGGCACTACGGGTCATCCTACGGTCGGTGCGGCTGCTGGGGCTGGTGATACCATGACTTTAACCGCTGATACGGCTGGAGAGGCTGGAAACGCCATTGCAACCACCGAAACGTTAACCAACGGTAGCTTTGGGGCTGTAACGCTTACAGGCGGGGCTGAGGCTAACGTATGGGAAGGTGCAGCCAGCAACTACCAAGGCGATGCCTATGGAACTAATACATCTATTCACGGCTTACTGGTCTATTGCGTAAGCGGCAAGGTTGTAGTTTCTAACAGCACCAGCCTAGTCATTCCAGTTACGGCTGGATCTAAAGCACTTATTTCCTGCCCAACTGCCATTTCCGAGCTACTAGCAACTTTAACGTTCTTAGCCGCTGCAAACGATACAGAAGTCTACATTACCTGCCTTGGCGTAGTATGAGTTGTAATACAAATATCACCTTATCTCCAGTAGTTTATCGGGATACATGGGATGGGCTATCTAATTGCTCATTTTCATCCGATGGGAATGCTTTTACGTCTAACTTATCAGTTGTTAGAATGTTCTTTCGTGATGAAAACGGAGATGTTGGGCTACAACTTAGTAGTGCGGATTCTGAGATAGTTATAGATGACGCATCAAACTGGGAATTTACCGTAAATGCTGTATCTCCAATGACTCTATCTATCGGTGTTTGGGATTGGTCTATTGAGACTAAAGACGCTCAAAACATCGTTAAAACACGAATTTTTGGATCACTTGAAATTTTAGATGATGCAACACAATGAGCGAATACATCACGATAAATCTAACCCAGCCGAAGGAAGAGATCAAGTTTTCATACACCGAGCAAAACGAAGAGATTGTTTTCAGTTTCTCCGAGGCAGCACGTGGCGCACAAGGTGAGCCAGGCGCAGCCGCCACAGTCGATCAAACGATTATAGATGGCAGCACGAACGCCGTGTCTGGCAACGCCGTATTCGATGGACTAGCACTAAAAGCACCGATCGCCAATCCTACCTTTACTGGAATCGTAACAGCCCCACGGATCACAGGTAGATGCGATGGGATTGAGGTCTTATGCAAAGCAGGACTTGCCATCAACGCTGGGCAGGTAGTCTATATTACAGGGGCATCTGGTAGTAATATTATCATCGGTCTTGCACAAGCTAACA